GAGCATTGAACCCGCAGACCTCGCGGAATTGGTGAAAGGTGCCGCGCAGTGCTCTTATCGTTGTGGTGAAGCTCAATGGCGAGCTAGCAGATAGGCGATAGTGAAAATACTAGTCATGTAGCTGACCGCCGCGCGTACTGCAATCGGCAGCGCACCAATGGAAGCCGGTTCGATTCCGGCCGCCACAACCCAAACTGAGCCGTAGCCACTGGCTATCATGAATTCATCGGTGATAGTTACGCTGCGGCCTTCTACACATGACCTTCGTGAAAGCGGGTGGCATGAGGTTGCGCTAACAACCTCCTGCCGTTTTGCCCGTGCATATCGGTCACGAACAAATCTGATTACTAAACACAGTAGCCTGGATTTGTTCTATCAGTAATCGACCTTATTCCTAATTAAATAGAGCAAATCCCCTTATTGGGGGTAAGACATGAAGATGCCAGAAAAACATGACCTGTTAGCCGCCATTCTCGCGGCAAAGGAACAAGGCATCGGGGCAATCCTTGCGTTTGCAATGGCGTACCTTCGCGGCAGATATAATGGCGGTGCGTTTACAAAAACAGTAATCGACGCAACGATGTGCGCCATTATCGCCTGGTTCATTCGTGACCTTCTCGACTTCGCCGGACTAAGTAGCAATCTCGCTTATATAACGAGCGTGTTTATCGGCTACATCGGTACTGACTCGATTGGTTCGCTTATCAAACGCTTCGCTGCTAAAAAAGCCGGAGTAGAAGATGGTGGAAATCAATAATCAACGTAAGGCGTTCCTCGATATGCTGGCGTGGTCAGAGGGAACTGATAACGGACGGCAGAAAACCAGAAATCATGGTTATGACGTCATTGTTGGCGGAGAGCTATTCACTGATTACTCCGATCACCCTCGCAAACTTGTCACGCTAAACCCAAAACTCAAATCAACGGCAGCCGGACGTTACCAGCTTCTTTCCCGTTGGTGGGACGCCTACCGCAAGCAGCTTGGCCTGAAAGACTTCTCCCCCAAAAGTCAGGACGCTGTTGCACTACAGCAGATTAAAGAGCGTGGCGCTTTACCGATGATTGATCGCGGTGATATCCGTCAGGCAATCGACCGTTGCAGCAATATCTGGGCTTCGTTGCCGGGTGCTGGTTATGGTCAGTTCGAGCATAAGGCTGACAGCCTGATTGCAAAATTCAAAGAAGCAGGCGGAACGGTCAGAGAGAGTCAGGCATGAGCAGAGTAACCGCGATTATCTCCGCTCTGGTTATCTGCATCATCGTTTGCCTGTCATGGGCTGTTAATCACTACCGTGATAACGCCATCGCCTACAAAGAGCAGCGCGATAAGGCCGCATCCACAATTGCTGACATGCAGAAGCGTCAACGTGATGTAGCAGAACTCGACGCCAGATACACAAAGGAGCTTGCTGATGCTAACGAGACTATCGAAAGCCTCCGTGCTGATGTTTCTGCTGGTCGTAAGCGCCTGCAAGTCGCCGCCACCTGTGCAAAGCCAACGACCGGAGCCAGCAGCATGGGCGATGGAGAAAGCCCAAGACTTACAGCAGATGCTGAACTCAATTATTACCGTCTCCGAAGTGGAATCGACAGGATAACCGCGCAGGTTAACTACCTGCAGGAATACATCAGGACGCAATGCCTTCGATGATAGCGATAATTTTACTCATCATCCTTCACATCTGGCTCTGTAGACAGGGTGGTGATCACTTCTGGAGTGAATCCAGATTAAACATCTCATTGCTGATGCTTGATATTGAGCATCTGGCGCGCGGTAAGGGGCTGCGTTGAGATAAGAGCCAGTCATCACAAACACCAGGATTTAGCCTCGCATTCGCGGGGTTTTTATTCCCAACTCCATAGGTAATTTTATGACCCAGCATATTGGCGTAAAACTGATTAACGCCTTTCCGATGACGAGACAGGCATATAACGATTTTCGTGGCTGGCAGCTTCCTGCCGGAGAAAACGGCGAGGACGAAGGCTATCTGGTTGAATATCTGGATGGCGGGAAACCTAACACCGATCGCTTTGATGGCTACGTTAGCTGGAGTCCAAAAGAAGTATTCGAAAAGGCTTATCGTCCGGTATCAGGACTAAGTTTCGGCCTTGCCATGGAAGCGTTAAAACAGGGCAAAAGTTTGCAGCGGGCAGGATGGAATGGGAAAGACCAGTTTGTTTATCTCGTGAAAGGGGAAAAATTAGCGTCTGCGTTGGGTTATGGCTTTGGCGAATATGTTGGCGAGCCAACTTTCAATGACACGCTTGTATTGAAAAACTCACAGAACCGCCTTGCTACATGGGTTCCATCCATTGGCGACCTGATGGCTGAAGACTGGCAAATCATTTAACCATGTAGTCATTACAAAGCCCATCTACGGGTGGGCTTGATAATGAAACCGGAATTTATTCTGGGCAACCAGTTGCGGCAGTACAGCGAAACAACCCAAGCCAGTAAGTGGGGAAATAACACTGGCAGCCACTGAAAGATGAACCTCCAGCCTTATGGCAAAAAAGATTCTTTGTGGTGGCGGACTGATGGAAAGACATCGGTTATTGCAGAGGCCATTCAATGAGTGGTCTCGACAATGGCTTATACCCTACACGGGATAACTTAACTGATATCCCTTTTAACGGATAAACGGAGCCAACAATGGCAGAGATTATTCCCATGACTGAAGAACAGAAATTCCAGTTAGAGATTTACAAACTGGTCATGAACCAGAACGCAGCCGCAGAAGAAGCATTTCAGTTCATTGGCACTGACGAACTGAAGCTTGAGCTATTCAAAATTCACTTCCAGTCAGGTGGCGCTAATTCAGATATCACGACCCGAACTATCGAAGCGGTGCGTAAATCGAAGGAAGCGTTAGACCTGTTCACTACCGGAGCATGATATGACCACTATTGCATGGGATGGAAAGACCCTGGCATCTGACACCCAGGCATCATCTGGTGATGTTGTGTGTTCGTATACAGAACAAAAGATTTACACACCGCCAGAATCTGGGTGGGAGGTTTGCGGCAGTAAAGTGGTTGCATTAGGTTGTTCTGGTGATTGCGGCGCGGAGATGGAATTGCAGGAACTGCTTAAGAACAACCTGACGTATGCATCAGAATTTCTCCCGACATTCTCTTTCACAGCGCTTGCTATCATCGGTGCTGGTCGTGCTTACATCATCTCAAAAGAGAAAGGCGAAACGCGGGCGAGTATTTCGCTACAGGTTGAACCTTACGCCATTGGTAGTGGTGGGCTGATTGCTCGCACTGCCATGCACTGTGGCAAAAATGCGAGAGAAGCGGTACAAGTCGCAATTGATCTTGACTGCTATTCCGGCGGCGGCGTTGATTCGTTCACCACTGGGAAGCAAGCAGAAGGGAAATAATCAATATGGCAGCACCAAAGGGCAACCGATTTTGGGAGGCCCGCAGTAGTCATGGGCGAAATCCTAAATTCGAATCGCCTGAGGCGCTGTGGGCTGCTTGTTGTGAATACTTCGAGTGGGCTGATGATAACCCGCTATGGGAGGGTAAGGTATTTTCATATCAGGGAGAAATAATTAAGGCTAATGTCCCTAAGATGCGAGCCATGACTATTTCAGGATTGTGTACCTTCCTTGATATCACCAGGCAAACATGGGGAACCTTCCGGTCAATGGAAGGTTTTTCTGACGTCACATCACGAGCGGAAGACATCATCTACGACCAGAAATTCTCTGGCGCAGCCGCTGACCTTCTCAACGCTAACATCATCGCCCGTGATTTGGGCCTCAAAGAGCAGTCGCAAGTTGAAGACGTGACACCTGATAAGGGAGATCGCGATAAGCGGCGCTCTCGTATCAAGGAGCTATTCAACCGTGGAACTGGACGCGATTCTTGATAACCTGAGCGACGAAGAGCAAATCGAGTTGCTCGAGCTACTCGAAGAAGAAGAGAACTACCGGAACACACACCTGCTATATGAATTTACGCCATACAGCAAACAGCGTGAGTTCATCGATGCCGGGCATGACTATCCAGAGCGCTGTTTTATGGCTGGTAACCAGCTTGGTAAGTCATTTACTGGGGCTGCTGAAGTCGCGTTTCACCTTACCGGGCGTTATCCGGGAACAAAAGGCTATCCGGCTGATGGTAAATATGGTGGGGAGTGGAAAGGTAAGCGTTTCTATGAGCCTGTTGTCTTCTGGATTGGCGGCGAGACAAACGAGACTGTAACCAAAACGACTCAACGCATCCTGTGTGGTCGTATCGAAGAGAATGATGAGCCAGGCTACGGTTCCATACCTAAAGAAGACATCATTAGCTGGAAGAAGTCTCCTTTCTTTCCGAACCTTGTTGATCATCTTCTGGTTAAGCATCACACGGCTGATGGCGTTGAAGATGGCATTTCAATCTGCTACTTCAAACCATACTCGCAAGGTCGCGCTCGCTGGCAGGGTGACACAATCCACGGCGTGTGGTTTGACGAAGAGCCACCATACAGCATTTATGGCGAAGGCCTTACCCGTACCAACAAATACGGGCAATTCTCAATTCTGACGTTTACCCCGCTGATGGGGATGTCTGACGTTGTTACCAAGTTCCTGAAGAATCCCAGCAAGTCGCAGAAAGTGGTCAACATGACCATCTATGACGCTGAGCACTACACCGACGAGCAGAAAGAGCAAATCATCGCATCCTATCCCGAGCATGAGAGAGAGGCGCGTGCTCGCGGTATTCCTACGATGGGTAGCGGTCGAATCTTCCAGATACCGGAAGAGACTATTAAGTGTCAGCCGTTCGAGTGTCCTGATCACTTCTACGTAATTGGTGGGATGGATTTCGGATGGGATCACCCACAGGCGCAGGTTCAGCTTTGGTGGGATAAGGACGCAGACACAATCTACGTTTCACGCGTGTGGAAGGCGAAAGAAAAAACAGCTGTTCAGGCATGGGGAGCTGTTAAATCATGGGCGCATAAAGTGCCAACCGCATGGCCTCATGACGGAAACCAGCATGAGAAGGGCGGCGGTGAGCAGCTCAAAGGGCAGTACGCGGACGCTGGTTTTATGATGTTGCAGGAGCATGCGACATGGCCTGATGGCGGTAACGCTGTGGAGCCTGGAATCACTGAATTGCGCGACATGATGCTTGATGGTCGCTTCAAAGTATTTAACACCTGTGAGCCATTCTTTGAGGAGTTCCGCCTCTATCACCGTGATGAAAACGGGAAGATCGTCAAGCTTAACGACGACGTGCTATCCGCCGTTCGCTATGCATACATGATGCGCCGCTTCGCCAAAATGATGCGCGACATCAAAAAACCAAAAGAGAAAAAGATACCAGCCCCAATCAGGCCCATCGCACGGAGAACTTAAATGGCCGACGAAAACAGACTCAATTCCATTCTGTGTAAGTTTGACGCGGACTGGATGGCGAGCGATGAAGCCAGAACCGAGGCGACAAATGACCTGTATTTTAGCCGAGTGTCGCAATGGGATGACTGGCTATCAAACTACACTACCCTGCAATATCGCGGACAATTCGATGTTGTTCGCCCGGTGGTCAGGAAGCTGGTCGCAGAGATGCGCCGGAACCCTATCGACGTTCTCTTCCGACCCAAAGACGGCGCTAATCCTGATGCTGCCGATGTGCTGATGGGGATGTATCGTACTGATATGCGCCATAACACGGCAAAAATTGCCGTTAACGTTGGCGTTCGTGAGCAGATAGAGTCCGGCGTTGGTGCATGGCGTCTGGTCACGCAGTACGAAGACAACGATCCAACAAGCAACAATCAGGTAATTCGACGCCTGCCAATTCATGAAGCCTGCTCACACGTCATATGGGACGCCAACAGCAAGCAGATGGATAAGAGCGACGCTAAGCACTGCACGGTGATTAACGCCTTGTCGCGCAATGGCTGGAAAGAGTTCGCAGAGGATTACGGTATTGATCCGGATACCTTGCCATCTTTCCAGAATCCGAACGATACATGGCTGTTTCCGTGGGTATCGAATGATGTCGTCTACGTCGCTGAGTATTACGAGGTAGAAGAGAAGAAGGAGAAAGTCTTCATCTACCGCGACCCGCTGACAGGTGAGCCGGTCAGCTATTACCAGCAGGATATCAAAGACGTCATCGACGACCTGGCTAATCGTGGATTCATTAAGGTAGCAGAGCGCAAGGTGAAGCGTCGGCGCGTGTATAAGTCGATCATCACCTGCACGCAGATACTGAAAGACCGCGAGAAGATAGCTGGAGAGCATATCCCAATCGTTCCTGTGTACGGCGAATGGTCATTCGCTGGTGACAAGGAGTGCTACGAGGGCGTGGTAAGGCTGACGAAAGACGGTCAACGCCTTCGTAACATGATCATGTCGTTCAACGCCGATATTGTTGCTCGTTCACCGAAGAAGAAACCGACCTTCTTCCCTGAGCAAATCGAAGGCTACGAATACATGTACGGTGGAAATGATGACTATCCGTACTATCTGCAGAACAAGACCGATGAAAACGGTAACGACCTTCCGATTGGTCCAATCTCCTACATGGAAAACCCTGAAGTGCCGCAAGCCAACGCTTACATGCTTGAGGCTGCCACCAACGCAGTGAAAGAGGTGGCTAGTCTTGGCGTGGATGCGCAGGCGGCAAATGGTCAGGTCGCTTTCGATACCGTCAATCAACTGAACATGCGGGCAGACCTTGAGACATACGTGTTTCAGGATAACCTGGCTACCGCAATGCGACGTGATGGCGAGATTTATGCCTCAATGGTCAACGATATTTATGACGTTCCTCGTCATGTAACGCTGACACTCGAAGATGGAAGCGAGAAAGACGTTCAACTCTATGCGCAAGTTGTCGATTACCAGTCCGGCAATGTGGTAACACTCAACGACATTCGCGGTCGCTATGAGTGCTATACAGACGTTGGACCATCCTTCCAGAGCATGAAGGAACAGAATCGCGCAGAGATTCAGGAGTTGCTCACCAAGGTTCCGCAAGGTACTCCAGAGTTCCAGATGCTGATGCTGCAATACTTCACGTTGCTTGACGGTAAAGGCGTCGAGATGATGCGAGAGTACGCGAACAAGCAACTGGTTATGATGGGGCTGAAGAAACCAGAAACACCTGAAGAGATGGAGATGGTGCAACAGGCGCAACAGCAGCCGCAGCAGCCATCAGCAGAGCAAATTCAGGCGCAGGGTATCCTTCTGCAAGGTCAGGCTGAATTGCTCAAGGCAGAGAACCAACAGGCGCAGATTCAGGTTGAAGCCGCCAAGGTTGAAGCCCAAAACCAACTCAACGCCGCGAAGATTGCAGAAATCTTCAACAATATGGACCTCGACAAGCAGGCAGAACTGCGTGAGTACCTCAAGCTCGTAGGTCAATTCCAGCAACAGCGCAGCAAAGACGCTCGTGCTAACGCTGAGCTGCTTCTTAAAGATGCAGACCAGACTCATTCACAACGCATGGATTTCGCGAATCTTATGCGTCAAGTTCAAATCCCCTCCGGCGGAGTAGCCGAGACACCTCAATAAGAGAGAGTTAATCATGGACCAAACCACCGACATTCAGGCTTCTGAAGAATTAACCCTGCCCGGCAATCATGCAGCGGCATCTGCTGATGGCTTAGTTGTCGATAATGCCAACGACAACGCAGGTCAGGAAGAAGGCTTCGAGATTGTCCTGAAAGACGATGAGAAACCAAAACAAGACCCGGCAACTAATGCTGAATTTGCCCGTCGCCGCATCGAACGCAAACGCCAGCGTGAGCTTGAGCAGCAGATGGAAGCGGTTAAGCGTGGAGAGTTGCCAGAGCACCTGCGGGTGAACCCTGAGTTACCAAAACAACCAGACCCTAACGATTATCTTTCCGAAGACGCACTGGCTAAGTACGACTATGACCAGAGCCGCGCACTGGCTGCCTTCCAGCAGGCAAACAGTGAATGGCAGATCAAGGCTATGGACGCACGAAGCCAGGCTGTAGCCGAGCAGGGCCGCAAAACTCAGGAGTTCACCCAGCAATCAGCGCAATACGTCGAGGCAGCCCGTAAGCACTACGACGCAGCGGAAAAGCTCAATATCCCTGACTATCAGGAGAAAGAGGATGCATTCATGCAACTGGTGCCGCCAGCAGTCGGTGCCGACATCATGCGCCTCTTCCCGGAGAAATCCGCTGCTCTCATGTATCACCTTGGTGCTAATCCTGAGAAAACACGCCAGTTGCTGGCGATGGACGGGCAATCCGCGCTGATTGAACTCACTCGACTGTCAGAACGTTTAACTCTCAAGCCTCGAGCCAAGCCTGTTTCAGAAGCCCCGTTACCTGATGAACCCATTCAGGGACACGCTGTTGCTGCAAATATCTCTGCGATTGAAAAGCAGATGGAAGCGGCAGCAAACAAAGGGGATGTAGAGACATACCGCAAGCTCAAGGCGCAACTGAATAAAGGAATTCGATAATGGCATTAAATGAAGGTCAACTGGTCACGTATGCTCTGGATGAAATCATCGAAACCGTCCAGAACCTGACGCCAATGGCGTCTAAAGTGACAAAATACACCCCTCCGGCAGAATCCATGCAACGTTCAAGCAACACCGTGTGGATGCCTGTTGAGCAGGAAGCGCCAACTCAGACTGGCTGGGATTTAACTGGCAACGCTACCGGTATTCTGGAACTGTCCGTGAAATGCAACATGGGCGATCCGGATAACGATTTCTTCGAGCTTCGTGCAGATGACCTGCGTGATGAGCGTTCTTACCGTCGCCGCATCCAGGCATCCGCCAAAAAACTGGCGAATAACATTGAGTCAGCGATTGCCAAACAGGCAACTGAAATGGGCTCGCTTGTTGTTCACGATACCCGCGCAATTGGTCCATCTACTGGCCTGTCTGGCTGGGATTTTGTGTCTGATGCAGAGCGCCTGATGTTCTCCCGAGAACTCAACCGCGACATGGGCATCAGTTACTTCCTGAACCCTGACGATTACCGCAAAGCAGGCCGTAACCTGGTAGATGGTGACATCTTCGGTCGCGTTCCTGAAGAAGCGTATCGCAACGGTACTATTCAGCGTCAGATTGCTGGCTTTGATGAAATTCTTCGCTCACCGAAACTTCCGGCAGTTACCAAGTCAACCGCTACTGGTGTAACTGTTTCTGGTGCGCAGAAGTTTAAGCCGCAGGCATACACCCTTGATACCGATGGTAACAAAGAGAACGTCGATAACCGTGTTGCAACGGTGACCGTATCCTCCACCACCGGATTTAAGCGCGGCGACAAAATCAGCTTCACTGGTGTGAAATTCCTGTCTCAGATGGCGAAGAACGTGCTGACTGATGACGCGACTTTCTCAATCACCCGTGTGATCGATGGTACTCACATCGAAATCACGCCGAAGCCTATTGCGCTGGATGACGCGTCACTGACAAAAGAAGAGAAGGCTTACGCTAACGTAAACACCTCTCTTGCTGATACCACTCCGGTAAACGTTCTGAACGTGGCAACAACCACCGCTAACGTGTTCTGGGCTGATGACTCAATCCGTCTGCTGTCTCAGCCGATCCCGGTAACCCATGAGCTGTTTGCTGGCATGAAAACGTCTTCCTTCAGCATTCCTGGTATTGGTGTTAACGGCATCTTCGCAACGCAGGGTGATATCAACACTCTGTCTGGTAAGTGCCGTATTGCTGTGTGGTATTCAGCATGTGCTGTACGACCAGAGGCAATTGGTGTTGGTCTGCCTAACCAGACCGCGTGATAACCAGAGGGAGCTTCGGCTCCCTTTTTTATCTGGAGACAAGCATGACACATATGATCTTTCGTCATGGCGACATGAAGAAGTGGAAAGGCGTTGGCTACGACTTTGAAATCGTGAAAGCCGAAGAGATTCATGAATATCTGGATGCTGGTTGGTTTGCACATCCCGATGACCTTCTGAAGGATGTTGCAGAGCCAGAGCCAGAGCCAGAGCCAGAGCCAGAGCCAGAGCCAGAAGAAAAGCAGCGTAAAAAGCCTGGTCGAAAACCTAAGGCGGCATCAGATGAACCTGACAACGAAGGGTGATTTAGTCCTTGCGGCATTACGTAAGCTCGGTGTGGCATCAAATGCCACGTTAACTGATGTCGAACCGCAGTCTATGGAAGACGGCGTCAACGACCTTGAAATGATGATGGCTGAATGGCTTGGCGGTGATGCGTCACCTGGGATCAACGTTGGCTACATTTTTGCTGATGCAGATGTCGCTCCGGATCCGGGCGATGAGCACGGTTTATCAAATAACGCTATCAATGCCGTCATTTTCAACCTTGCCTGCCGCATTGCTCCGGATTATGCGCTGGAAGCGTCAGCAAAACTTATAACCACTGCCAGATACGGGAAAGAGCGACTCGTCAAACTGTCTGCAATGGACAGAGCAAAAGCCGCTAAATGTAAGTCCGGTTATCCAAACCGTATGCCTGTTGGTAGCGGTAACCAGTTGGCGAAGTGGAATGGTTGGAATTACTTCCACCGAAAGGAACCTTGCGATAATGGGAGCGAATAATGCCGATTCAGCAACTTCCGCTTATGAAAGGTGTCGGCAAAGACTTTAGAAACGCCGACTATATCGACTATCTGCCAGTGAATATGCTGGCTACACCCAAAGAAATCCTGAACAGCAGCGGATATCTTCGCTCATTCCCGGGCATT